GTTAAAATTAATGGATATTTAGCCTGTTGGTATGAAAATGTTCTTTTTTCCCCAAGTGATTGGAATCTTTCCGGTGAATTTATCACCCTTACATTTGGAGCATTGCAATATATCTCTTGCTCTGGAGCATCATTTATGATGACAAGCTCTTTTTCTCCTTGGTAGTCTTGTCTCAAGAAAGATTCGACTGCTTCAGGTAGAAGATTAGTTCTTCCGTATGTTGGGCAAATGCAGCTTACTCCAATCATGGCGGTAGCGTTGAAGATGTCGTCGTTGGCGGTGGCGGCAGCGTTGATGAAGTTGTTGTTGGCGGCAGCGTTGATGAAGTTGTTGTTGGCGGTGGAGTTGAAGAAGTTGTTGTTGGCGGTGGAGTTGAAGAAGTGGTCGTTGAAGATGTGGTCGTACTACTAGTTGTTGTACTGCTAGTAGTCGTGCTACTAGTCGTTGTGCTACTCGTAGTTGTACTGCTAGTTGTTGTACTACTTGTAGTTGTCGAAGATGTAGTCGTGACGGGAGGAGGCGTGGTCGTTGTTGTAGTTGAAACAGCTCCAGGAGGAGTCCCAGATCCAATATAATTGACGCTTCCAATAAATTTCCCATCCTTAAAAGTGCCAGATAGCTCAATATTTGATCCGGCAGCAAATGGTGGACCTGAGTTATTGATACTATCCATCTGCACATTCGACCTTGGCAGATTAGCAATCACCGTTGAGGTGCCATCTCGGCTCACATTCGAGCCAATTCCAGACATTCCCCACACCCAATTACGTTGAGCAAATGGGCTGTTCTCAGATGCAAAATCTCCGTTACCAGTATTAATCATTGAATAACCTCGTCTGGAGGTGGTGGAGGATAGATCGTGATTCGTTCCCTCAACCAAAGACCGTTGGTATTCTGTTGGCGGTCCTCAATGATGAACGGTGCCCAATCTAGGAAGTTTGTCGCTGGAAAAATCTGCGTAAAAGAATTACGATTTATGGGCGCTGGATATACGCCGACGCCTAAAACTGGCGTTTCTGGCTGAACCTTTGGAAACAAGCAGGTTGGATGCAAGCATCTCTCGAATCTCATGCTTAAACCAATGTAATTACCATCAACATCTGTTGGAACAGGCTGAATGTGGGTCAATTCACCAGCAGAATAGGCCACATCAGATAAAAACTGCTCAACCAATATAGTACTATTATACGAGATTCCAGGACGGTAACGATACCTTGGCAGAAGCCTATCAGCCGTCTGAGTGTCTGGCCCATTGTTCACCACTTGCGGGAATCCAACTGCCTTAGCTGCAAACAAGTCTTCAAGCACGGAGGGCCAAGTGTATTGCCTTGTGTCGTAGTAGATGTTGAACGGCACCCTGCGTTGCTCTGGAGTTCTTGGCCTGCCAAAAAATAATGTAATGTAATCTTGATCTCTCTGCTTGTCAGACTTCAGGTAAACATAGTCACCGTAAGCAGGGAACTTTGAAAGCATCTCACGTCCAACTGTCCAACCACACTGCTTGAATGAAGTTGGACGCGCACCAACAAGTGAGGCGCTTTGAGCAGAAATTAGCGTTGATCCATCTGGAAACACCAATTCAGGACCGATGTAATCCTGTGGAACTCGCACAGAGAACATAAACTCCTCTTCATGCGGAGTCGGTAATAGTTGGAAATTGCTAGCCATTAGACCGTTTCAGGTGGTTCGTTAGAGATTTGATCGCCATCTGCCCATGTGGCATACAAATATGTTGGTGTGGCGCTATTAGCCTGACGGAATCTCCAATGAGTTTTCTTGATAACTGATTGGCGAAGATCAGTATGGCTAATTTCATCAGAGATAGATACTGATAGATCAGTTGTTCCGCGAACAGAAAGTCCACCTGGATAAGAGCCAAATGTTGTTGATGTTACACCGCCACCCGTGAAATCAGATGGAATCACGGCAGCAGCGGCACCAAAAGGCGTTTGAGCGGCATAGGGAGCACCGCCTGGAGTACTGACCCCTAATCCAGCGAACAGATTAGTTGTATTACCAAAAAGATCTCGATACTCGCTAGACCAGACGTTCATGTCTGGCTGCGTTTGAACAAGAGTGCCCGCTGTTATATCCGATCCAAGGTTCAGCGCAGAGCCTCCTACTGTGGATGCAAGTTGGAAGAAGTTTCCACTCTTGTTGATGACGTAATAGGTGACGTTGACTGCCAAAGCGGAACCGCCAGTGATCACTTGGAAATAAACCGCATCTCCGTTAAATAGCCTGTTGCTGGCGATTGTCAGTTGATCCGATGAATTTGAACCAGTAACACCTTGGTAAACTGCTTGCACTCCAGTTAGAATGATCTCATCAATTTTGGAGAATTTCTGCCAGCGGCGGTCTTTTCGATAGAGATAAATGTCCGTTCCCATATTTTTTACCATATCCGCTTGACTGAATGGCGCAAGTGGGATTATGGTTAGATCGAATTCAATCTGGTTTGCGCTGTGGAGCAGTGCATTCTGCCCATTGCAAGCCACTGAGGCCGACATTGCTCCACGATGTCGGCCTCTTTGCGTACAGTGGGCATCCCCACACTAAAAGTTACCAGTTTTTCAAAAACTGGCGTGTAACAGTAGGAAACCGTTTGTTTTGACGAGCCTATATGTGAAGGAGCGGGGCCAATCTTACCGACTGGCTTAATGCATTCCAGCAATGGAGTCTGCCGGAGTCCACGAAAGAAGACTAGTCTAGGTCAGGTGACCGCTGGACGTGCCGGATTCGGGAAACCGAAGTGTTGAAGGGCGATGATTCCCGCGTGGAAAGTCTCACTAAAGCACTAACAGACTTCCTTAGCCGGGGTCTGTTAGTGCATCGAAACGAATTAAGCCCGTTGGAAAGTAAATGATTAAACCAGCCTACAAACTAGAGATTGAACAGAGCGGACTGACGCAAAAAAAGTGGTACGCCAAGGTGTACCTGAGATCAGAGCATTGGAGCATATTGAGAAGCGCAAAATTTAGAGAGGTTGGTAGGAAATGTGAGATTTGCGGAGAAACAGAGTCAATCGAGGTTCACCATATTCGATACCGAGATATTTACGATGTGCGGACAAGCGATCTTCAGGTTTTGTGCTCTGCACATCATGCGGAGGAGCACGGTTTGAAAAAGAAGCGAAAACAGAAGTCCAATAAGAAAAAAGCGAAAAATAACTCAATTCTCAATGAACATCCAGATTCTATACCAAGCTCGTACCATGATTTCAGAGCGAAGATTGATCCGCTATACCCATTTGAGAGCGCACAACAAGCCCTTCCAAAAGTCCCGATCAAGGATAGAAATCGAACCATAAATCTTCTTGTAAAAGAGTTGAGGCAAACGCTTGGAAAGAAGGGAAATAAAAAAATACTTATGCGCCTTCGATCTTTAAAGAATGGCAAAACAGCAAAATCTTACCGATTAATATTGGGCATCGGTCCAACTAACTCAGTTACAAAACCAATTGATCGACATGGGTCAAAACCTGACAGTAAATGGAACGCCAACAAGTTTAATTTTGAGTGGAATGAATGGATTAAAAGCATGCCAAAAATAATTGATACTGTTGAAAGTTTTAGAAATTGTTATGGAATCAACTTGAGAGCAAGGCATCAACGATTTTTAGATGGTGTCTCACTAGTATGGAAAAAGCCATGTATCCCAACTGAATAAATGATGATCCGCTACTACCGACTTCCCAACGGTTCAATTTTTCGCTATCACGGAGTTATGATGCTCAAGAAGTCTGTATTCAAGGCGGTGACGCACTCATTCGCACTTGGGAAGAATAAAACCATCAGCGTCCTAATGCTTCCATTCGTTAAAGTTGAAGTCGTAAAAGCGAAATAATTTGCATCGCGTTAAATAACGTGATAAGATTGATGACCATATGAAACCAATACAAGTAAAAACCACGCAAGGTCAACGCTATCGCATCCTCCGAGAGATCAACTGTTTGAGTCAGCAGGAAGTCAATGAGCACATGGGACGTGCTTCCAGTTGGTGTTCTCAGCTAGAAAAAGACTGCTTTGAACTGACGGTGGATGCAGCATTAAAGATGGCAAGGATGTACAAAGTAACTCTTGATCAGCTTATTGGAGAAGAAGCGATAGAGGTTGTGCTGATGCCGAAGGTGAACGGATTTTGATTATCAATATGAACAACAAAATAGAACTGATCGGATATTACGGCAGCGATGAAATTCATGCTTGCTCTGCATGGACAAGCACCAGCAGAGAAATCACAGATGAAAAACGAGAGCGCATTCCTAAACTATTAAAAATGCTAGCAGATGCAGGTCACCATACACCTTTTGAAAAAAGCAGTCTTCACTTTCTTGTGGATTGCGACATTGCTAGCCATATTCATCTGCTCAAGCATCGCATTGGCGTTTCAATCAATGGAGAGAGTGCTCGGTATAAAGAGCTAAAGGAAGACAAGTATTATCTTCCTGATGATTGGGATGGTATTTACCCAACTCATGATGTGGGTTCTCCTGATTGCCCGATTGCGACAACAGAAAATTCATGGTCTAATATTCTTGAAGAATATACAAGAATGGGAAATACTTTATACCATGCCTGCCTCAAAGACCTTGAGCCTATTCTTGGTCGCAAACGCGCCAAAGAAAGTGCTCGCTTCTTCAAGTCATACAACAGCCAGATTCAAGCCGATGTAATGTTCAACTGGCGGAGCTTTCATCACTTCTTGGCATTGCGTAACAAGCCAGATGCTCAAAAAGAAATTCGAGACATTGCTGCTACTATGCTTGAGCTTGTCAAGAACATCGAAGGCAATCCTTTCAAGCACACGCTTGAGGCTTTTGGATATTAAGCAGCCCACAGGCCAGCCAACTGCTTGAATCTCTTCTGCAATGGATTTGGTTTGCCGGGATTGTGATTTCCCGGCTTGTCGATACTTGAGAGTCCATGTTTCTCACGGCAAAGCTCAATAAGAACGCAGGCGCTGTCATAAACGTCCGGCGACTTACCTGTTCTGCGCTTCATATCGACTTTGGACTCAACCTTGATGCGTGATCCTCCATCAAGTGCCTTGTTGTCTTTATACTTACGAACAGTCATCTCGTCAGCCATCTCCTTTGTGATGTTGCGTAACTGATCGCAACGAATCAGTTCTTTGCCACAGCCCCAAAGTTCGCTAACTCTGTTAGCATACCTTACACTCGATTTCTCACGATCCGCAGCAGACACAGGACGATCCGAAGCCTTGCCACCGAAGTCCACACGCAAGAAGGTATTCCCCCACTTGCTCCACATGGCGTCAGCAAAAGTTTTGCCACCACCAGCAGACGCATCAATTGCCACATCCTTGATGTCGATTCCGTCTTTCTTACAGATGTCTTTAATCTGCTCAATAAGCTGCGTAGTGCGGTCAACGTCGCGTTTGCTGGCATCGTCATTGAGAAGGATATGGCGCTCAAACTTGAGTCGCTTCTTACCATCTGTGCAAATGCCAATAGAGCCAATCGTCATCACCGTTTTGTCACCACCACTGGTATAAGAAAGGTCGATGCCGCACACCTTCGTTGGAATCCCCTGCCACACGCAATCCTTGGGCGTCTTGATGATTTCAGCTGGCGAATAAATATTGTCATCGTCTCCATCAAGAAGGAATGCACCAAGGACACCTCGCCAGTAAGCTCGCGTATGCTGGCCTAGTTTTTCTCGCTTCTCTTCCAACATCTCCCTCGTCATCAAGAACGGGTAGATCACCTTGCCCTCAATGATGTTTGGCGATGTCTCGTTATTGATGCGGATGACGTGAGCGCCTTTCCCTTTCCACTCGTCCCAATCTGGGTTGTAGCTGTCCCATCCTCCAGGAATAGGCTCACAAAGCTGCCCAAAGGTATCAAATGGCGAATTAGCGTTAGCTAGCGCAATAAGCTGGACATTTGGATTCTGGGTCAAGTTTTCCTCGAACGTATTGATGATGGATGGCGAAAGTTCAGCGCACTCGTCCAGAACAACAATGAGCTTACCGCCAGGGCCATGCTTCTGACCTCGGATAGCGCGTGATGATTCAGCGGCTTTGCTTTGCTCACCTGGAAACAAGCGGATGCCGTACTCGTCCATTACAACGCCGGTATTTAAGTCCATAGACTTGATACAGTGTGAGGATTCTACCAGCTTTCCAGGAGGCGCTCCTGCCATGCCATTGAAGTAACGAGTGATCTGGCCCCAAATACGCCCCATCGAGTCCTTGATGGTTGTGGTGTTGACGAGAACGACGTTCTTGTATGGATTTGCCAACCACCAAACGAGAC